CCGACATCCTGATTAGACTCCGCGTCTTCTTGGTCTGTGTTTATGTTGCCATCTTCTATGTCAGTTGTATCTTCATCTTCTATAACATCTTCTTTAACATCTTCTTTAACATCTTCTTTACTAGTATCTCTACCAAGTATAGAGGATATCTTATCTAATATACTAACTCTTTTAGGTTCATCAGAAATACCACCTACACTACCTTCTATCGAGGTAATTGTTTCTTCAGTATTATCGTTAGTAGTATTAGTATCTTCTACAATATCTTCATTAATATCTTCATTAATATCTTTGTCAATAATTTCGTCAGCCATTTTGTCTCCTATTTATTCTTGTTCTGTCTCTTGAGTTTACAAGCATCGCATTTCTTTACATTAGGGGCAGTAGCTAAAAAGAACTGTTTACAATCTTCACACTTCTTCTTAAATCCTGCAGGAGCTTTTACTGTCATAAGAGCTTCTACCTTTTGTTCAAGTAATTTAATTCTATCTGCTAATGCCTGTTTAGATATATCTTTATGTATGTATTTGACTTCTTCTTCTATATATTCTGGTAAGTCCTGATGTTCAGAGCACCGAGTCCTTGAGCCTCCATCTTGCATTATATAAGTACATTTACACACATCACATTCATACTCTAAACCCATCTTGTCTCCTAGTTATATTCAGCGTATCCTCTACGTTTCATTTCTCGTAGTTTGTGTACTCTATTCTTTATCAACAATTGCCCCGTTTTCGGGTGATATTCACTACCTGGGTACTTCTTCATCATTTCAGGTATTTGGCTAGTATTTACACCCATACTCCAAGACCATCTTTTATTCTCTTTCATTAAAGCGTCTACGTGACATGTATTTTTACTAGTCGTTTGAGATACACTATCTACTTGTCTGATAGTATATGATCTAATATCTTCACCACACTCAGAACATTTCTTATTAAACTTCTCTTCTGGTGTTTGTAAATCTACTTTACTACCGCAGTGAGAGCAATTATAGTATATAGCGAATTTCATCTTGTCTCCTTTATACTATTTTCTATAGACTTTATAATTATATTAAATAACTTTTCATCAATATTAGCCGTTGTTTCACAAATAACTAAGGATTGACCATCCCTAGATAAACCACCAACGACAATACCAACTATTTTATTATTGTGTATTACTGCCCCTCCTGAATTTCCTGGTCCAGAAAAAGCATCAATATTAAATACATTAGACCAACTAGCTAAATATCTATGTAAACCACTAACAATACCTTTAACTACATTAAAGTTAAAGTTCATCATAATAGGAGTACCTACTGCAAAAATAGTATCACCTACATGTAAATTATTAGAGTCTCCTACTGGTATAAATACATGCTTAATATTTACTTTAATTAAAGCAATATCACTATCTACATCCCTGAATATCTCTAATACTTTAAACTTCTCACCATACATATCCTCAATCATAAACTCACTATCATTCATATCAGGTGGTACTACATGAAGTGCCGTCAATATTATATTAGGTGCAACAAATGTACCAGAACCCCAACCATATATAGTGCTAATAACTACCGAACTCTCTTGAAACAATAAGAAATTTGGGTCTGTATTAATACTAGTTTTTGAATTACACCCCACTACTCCTGCGGTTATTATACCTATAAAAGTAATAATTAGTATTTTCTTTAACATAATGTCTCCTTAAATTCCAGCTATCCAATATTCGTAAGTAGTAGTAGTATTTGATGTACTATTACTAATATAAACTGTTCCAGCAGGTGCTGGTAATATCGCAGTTTCTCCTTCTGGTATAGTAATATCAGTATCAAATGCAGAAGAGAAATCTAAATCTACTGTTAAATCTTCATCAATAGCTTTAATAACTAATAACTTAACTGTAGTTACACCACCTAAATCTAATGCTTCTGGTGTATCTGCTGCAGCTTGTGTTCTATAATTATAATGTGTTTTTGTAGGAGCCGCATTAGTGGCGGCATTAAAAGTCATTTCATGATTAGTACCTAAACCAGTAATACTTAATACACCTTTTATTCTTGCTTCTGCCATATTAACCCTTTTCTACCTTTCTAATTACACCCCAAGGAATAGCAACAAAACCAGCGTCACCATCTTCACTCAGAGAGGTGGCTAGTAAAATCCAGCTACCCCTTTGCTTATTACTTTTATTTGCTATAAAGAATCCTTTATGTTGGACAAGTTTAACTTCTCCTAATTGGTGGATATCTTTAATACTATTCCATTCACAACATTCATAAATGTCTACCCATGTAATTGTTAATGGTGTATACTTATCATAATTAGTTACTCTCATTTAATCTCCTTATTATTGCTGTAACCCTGTTTGCTGACTAGGTGAAGATTGCCCACCGGCTCTTCCTTGCTGTTGCATTAAATTACCCATTTGACTAGCACCAGTCGCACCCATAGAATCATTACCTTGACCGCTTGCCATTGTATATTGTGCCATATCTAGTTGAGTAGGTACAGCATTTTTGTACCATTGATTCATACTATCAAGTCCAATATAGTTACCAAGTATTTCACTTACAGTAGTAATATCAAGTTGAGTACCTTGCTGTTCAGCCATTTGCATTGTAGGTATAATCCACTGTAACATGAACTGCATAAGCTTCTGATACTTTACTTCTGGGATATCTCTTTGTGTACTATAAGGAGTAATCTTATAAGCAAAGTCATAAAAGTCACCTACCTTTTTCTGATTAGAAAATACTACAGGTAATTGTCCAACTCCTGGTATTTCTTTAAGAACAGGGACATAGCTAGTAGGATTAGTCCAAAATGCCCAAGCTAGTTTTTTAAGTATACTTTCAGTAACAGAAGCAAACCGGCTATACATTGTACCAACCAATCTCGTAGCATTATTAAATACCATTTGCTCTTGGCCCAAAGTCTGGGACTGAGAACCTCTACCACCCAAGACGTCAGGAGCAGCACCTTGTTTTGTAAACTGACTCTCGATGTATTCAATCCACTGATAATTAAGTGGATTAGCACCATTAAAGGAGACAGGCTTAATACCATCAATGTGATTAACACGAACAGTACCAGTACCAGGAGTGTCCATAATTCGTTGCACGTCTTCTTCGGCTCTGTCTTCATAAGCTAATACATCCTTTTGTGCCTCTGCTTGCTGTTTCATCTTATCTACAAGAAGATTCATAGTGACATCCATATCATGCCAACTCCACGCAGGAGGAATAGGTATTGGGTTATTTGACATATGTTTAAATGCTAACACGTCATAAGGCCCACCTTCAGGCCCGTCCCATTCAACTTCTCGGATTATCTTTGCCTTACGTCCTTCTGGCAATATCGTGACTATTACATTCTCTTCAAACAAGTATAAATCTATAAATGTAGTATACTCTCTAATAGATAATACATTCTTATTAAAGTTTGCATTAAGAATATCACGAGGTTTAAACTTTGTAGTTAAAGTATTATCAGGAGCAATCCAGCTTTTCTCAAAGAACTCCCTAGCATACTCAGTAGGCATTGTATACATATGACCTTCAAAAGCAAAGTCTTTACGACATTTGGCAGAAGGGTCACCAATATAATCTGCATAATCAATAACTTCTACTTCTGGCCTAGATAACATATACTTACCTAAATCACCTTCATAAGTAGCTGTATGTACTAAATTAGTACGAGTCACGCCTGCACTAATAAGAGAGTTACGAACTAAAGGAATTAATACATCTTCTGCAAAATTAAGCTTATCAATATAATAGTTCATTGCTAGTTGTGTAGTTTTAGCCCAAGGTCTGTGTGAAGGTATTTTAGTTGTACACATCACATCAGGGTCGCCATCTACTAAGAAAGGAATTATTGCACTCATTCCTCTATCTAGCAAATTGACTGTGTGTTCTCTAGCATAACCAGTAGTGTGAAATCCGGAGTCCCAGAGTTTCCACATCTTCTCTGACTTCTGCAAAGGAGCTTTAGCCAACTCCTGCCAAGCAGATGCAAGTAACTGTAATCTCCTCACGAAGTTTAGTTTTACTTGTACATTTTTATCTTTAATTGGATATTTAGCCATTAATCGTACCTGTATTGTCTAATATTATAGTTCTTTTCACGTTTACGTTTTAAAGCTTGCATAAACCTATATTGAAAAGATTCTCTAGGAGGTATACGTTCCTCTCTAAAGTTCTTCTTAGGTTGATACTTTAAAGCAAAGAAACCTAGTGAGACGGAAATTACTCTATCGCCGTGAGCAAACTTACCCTCACTACTGGTTTCTCCAATTTCATCTGTTGAAAGTACATCTGTCTTACCTTCTGCAAATATATAATTCATCATTTCAGATAGTACCTTATCATCAGGTATTTCTAAATAATGATAATTACGTTCTACTTTTAATGCCTCAGCCATTCCTGCGTCCAGACCATTAAGGACTGCAAACTTTGTACCATTTGGACCTTGTGTAGAATACCATCCTGGCTTTTTACTTGTTGCTCTAGTTTCAGCACGTTCGTCTTTATTCCAATAAATATTATGGTAACCTTGACGAAGTACGCGTTTACCAAATGTGTCACCAGGCCCGTTAGCTTCCCAGATAAGATAAGCATTATAAGCCCATCTGGAAATACCTACAGCTAGTTCAGCAAAATCAACTACATCAATATAAGCATTAACATAAATACCGACTAGTTTACATTCATTCACATCAATAATACTAAGGACTGAATTAGAAGCACCTGTACCTCTTGAAATATCACACGATACAATATAATGATGCCTAGGATTTAATACTAAATCACCATTTAACTTCTTTAAATCTGCATAAATTCGTAGAGTATAATCTAAATGTTCTCGTAATTGTACAGTTTCAATCTTATTATTTCGTTCAATAATGTTTAATCTACCTGTCCAAGAAGGTTCTTCATAAAACTTATTCTTGTATATAGAAATCATCCTACTACCAAAGAACATATCTGCAGAACCTTGAGGAATCCTTAGAATATTCTGAGCTACATCTGTCATACTACGTGAACGATCTACAGTTTCAGCATCAAACCATAAACTACGTTGACAACCAAAGTTTGATACACCACCGTCTGAAATAAATCTAATATCTTCTAATTCATCATGATTCTCCATTTTAAGTTCAGGCCAATTAAACATTTCACCTGCTTCAATATCATTAAATACTTTAGATTTACTTCTATAGTAATTTATATCTTCTATAATAACCATATCTTTAGCTGGTGATTTATATAAACCTACATTCTTAATAGGGTTATGTTCCCAACCTAATACAAATTTCTGTATTTTATTATTATTAAGGAGTTTAGCATAAGGGTGGCCTGCACCCCATTGGAAATGTGTACTATTAAAAATAGCTACATCAGTAGTATCTCTAATATTATCAGAAATATATTGTGCT